AGTTTCCTCATTTAATTCTTCTGCCATGTGTCAGTTTTTGTTGGTTATTACTTTAATATACTAAAATAAATCTTAAAGATTTAAAATTACTTACAAACTTTTATTAAAAATTTTACATTATATAGCTAAAATAGTTATTTGTCATATCTATTTTTATTTACAGTAGCTATTTGCAGCTGTTTTTCAGCTATTTCTTTTTGTGCTTGAATTTTTTCTCTTTCAATCTGGTCTTTTTGATTTTGAATGCTCATTCTATTAACTTCCTTTTCTTCTTGAAGATCTGTTTGTCTTTGATATTGTTCAGTTTGTTGAATTTTATCCATAGCATCCATGTAATCTGACTGTTGATTTTGATTGATATCAGATTGTGAACCATAACCCGCTGCTCTAATTTCAGCAATAAGAATATCTTTTCTTCTATCTTTTTCATTTTCCTGAGCAATAGCATCTTGTTGAGCTTGCTGCATTTGTTGTTGAGCTTGCTGCTGCTGTTGCTGCATTTCCTGTTGCTGTTGCATTTCTTGTTGTTTCTGAGCTTGTTGTTTTTGTTCAGACTCTTTCATAGTAGTATTAAGTTCAGCAATAGAATTAGATTGTACTACTTTACCAAGATCATAGATGCTAGCACCTGTAGTATTATTTTGAAGAGCCATTTGTTTAAGTTGCTCTAATATAGCTCTATGATTTGCTGTAGTTGTTGCAAATATATTAAGATCCCTCATTAACATATCTGTACCATTAATTTCAAAATTTACCTTTTCATCAGCTGATGTAACATATGTTAATCTAGCAGAAGGTGTAGTACTATGATAGTATTGTGCTAAATCAGTTCTCATTTGATGAACTCTAGGCATTAAGTAATCACAGTGTTGAATAAAATAAGTTTCTGTTTGAGCATATGATGCACTAGCAGCTTGTTCAACACCAGTAGCAGTCATTTGAGCAATTTGCTGACCCATTCGCTGTGGATTAACACCTATTACTTCATATGCTTGTTGTTTAAAATAATTAGATAATTGAATTCTAGACATAAGTCTATTAGTTTGATCTAAATCAAGTTTCTGAAAATGATTAAAGTTTAATGCATTTTCTGTATTTGTAATAGAAGTATCTAAAGGAAGAATGCTAAAATCTTTCATAGCAACATAAGCTTTGGCTAAATTACCTTTTCCCCAGTCTTCCCCTAATGAATGTTGAGGTAATGTATTTTGATCAATCATTACTACAGTACCTAGTTCATCTACTAAGATGTCTGCCATTTGATTATTTACAATATTATATCCTATTTGAAAAGGTTTCATTAAATCAATAAGAGCTGTAGACTTAGTATTTCTATCTGAGAATACAGAACCTTCTACAGGAAGTTTGCAGCCATATAAGTTATTATCACCTTTAAACTGAAATTTTAATTTACCTGGTTTTTGCTTATCAATACCAATATACATCGGAGCAAATCCATCAGGATTATTCATTCCCCAATAGCTAGGAATATTAGGTCCTATTTTAATACCACCCCAAACTTCATTAATCCAAATCCAATCTACATGTTCTCCATATAATAAATTATCTTTGCTTTTTCTTTTAAACAATCTATTATCATAAATAGGTTTCGTAGTAATCTTAAAGTCTTCTGTTACAATTTCATTTATAACTTCGCTTGTCTCATCTATTTTAGTAAGGTGTCCAAGTTTCCTTTGAGATTTCCAATAACATGTTGTTACTCTAAGTAAATAATTTGTATTTGGATCTGTATTTTCTTGTCCCTCAGAAAGTATTCTAGATACAATATCATCTCCATCTGTACCATCTAATCCATTCATACCCATGAAACTTGTATACTGTCTCATAGCTAAAGATGGTCTATCAGTATTCCACTCATGTGATTGACTAGGATCATAAAATGAACCATCGTTTTGATAACCTCCAATAGAATAACCTGCAGCTCTAATAGGATAAACAGCTTCTAAAGCTTCTAATTGATCTTTAGTCATTAAATAACCATACTTATCAATTACATCGGATGGTGTTAGCATGTCAATTTTACCTACCCACTGACCCTCAGATATATATCTTACATCAGGAGATTTATGATAAAAACATACAACAGGATTCCACAGTTCAACACTATAATCATCTTCCATCATTCCCATATGCCAAAACTCTCTATCTGTAATAAGCATATCTCTAAAACCTCTTTCTTCAAGTTCATCCATCCTAAATCTTTCAACATCTACTTTATGCTGATGCTCTGCCCACTGTTCAATCATGGATCTATAGTCCTTTTTGAAAAACTGTTCTATTTCAGGAAGTGTTTTTAGTTTTTCTGGATTTACAGATTCTTGAGCTTCTTCTGAATTAGGGTCTAAACCTTGTTCAACTAATGCAGATGATATTTTAATTTTAGCTTGTTCTAATAAAACTTCTTCTACCTGAGCTCTTTTTTGTTCCATCATTTCATTATAAGAATACTCATCAACAGCTCTATATGTAAGTTTACTAGACCTTTTTGCAAACTCAGCTACAAGCACATTTACAACATTAGGTATGATAGGATAAAACTTTAACTCTAAAGCCATATCATTTTCACTTTCTGTAAGCATCGTTACAATGTCTCTACTTTCATTATCTTCTTCAACTATATAATCAGATCTATTTATAATACCTTTTGCAAGCTTATAATTTTTCATTAACCTTCTTGCATTTCTTCTTATTTGCTTAAGACCTTCCCATTCTAACCAATCAAGATTCCACGCTGCCCACTCTTCATTTTTTTTCTTCTTGGGTAAAAACTGTAAAGGTTGCGTTATAGAACCTATTCTATTTCTTTCAACTTTAGCTCCTTTTTTTAACTGAAGTGCATTATATACTTGCATAGCTATTATTTAATATTTTTAAAAGCAGATTTTTTAAATCCTCTACCTCTTGATGTTTTGTTTTTTCTACCCATATGTCTAAACGGACTACTATTTAATTTAAACAAATTTTCCGACTTTTGCAACTTTTTAGCTGCGTCATCCCTTATGATTTGCTTAGTATATCCTCTGTTAGATTCTTGAATCCTAATAAAAGATACAAGTGCTACAAATGATACTAATCTATCTACATTGACCCCATCTGCATATTCTTGCATTTCTTTTATAAGCATTGGATCAGGAATTCTTTCTATTCCATAAGTAGTTTTGACTACAGTTCCATCTGGTTTTGTTTCTTGATCAAGTTCTTCTCTGACAAACTCTATCCCATAACTAAGAAGATGTGATTTAAATAAAGTACCTGTGTTTTTCCAACCATATTCTTGAAATACATTTTTATTTGCACCAAGATCTTTTAAAAACATTATTTGATTTTTAGGTACTAAATACTTTTGCTTCTTTCTGTGAATCATGTAATTAATAAACAGTGATATGTTATTCTCTATAACAGTCCATGCATTATACCATTCTATTATAAGTTCTAACCTCTGATGAGTTTGTTTAATGTCATCAAATCTTCCACACCATGCAGCTACAATTTTACTCTGCTCTACATATGTTTCTGTTTCTGTTCCAGTTACTTTAGTAACTTCCACAGAATTTTTCATTACATAAATAGAACATAATGAATCTGATGTTGTAGTCTTACCTTCAGCTACGGGGTCAATAGAAGCATAATAACTTCCAAAGTCTGGTTTTTCTTTATTAGGCCTTTCCCATACTACAAGACATCCTGTTTTATCTTCAGTTTTTTTATTTACGGGAAATTGTTTTATTGGTTGTTTATTACTTTTTGTAACAGTAGGTCTACCTTCAGCATCTGTAGATATATCTAAAAATTCATACGCATACTCTTTTTCTTCTATTCTTCTAGCTTGTGCAGAAAGAAGATGTGTAGGAAATACAGAAACAGATCTATTATCAAATGCTTCTTTTATATTTCTCGGATGCTGAGATATTCTTAACTGATAATCTTCTGGAGCTAAATCTCTTTTCCAATCATCAAATTGTTTTTGTAAAGCTATTGTAGCTTCTTCTACTTTAGAGTTACCATATTGATCTATGTGCGGAGGCATTGACCATTGTTCAGGAATAAATAAACCTGACATACCTTCAGTACCTTTATGATCTATTA